CTTCTGTATATATTTCATTAAACATTATTCTCAAAGTCCTTATATCTATAATAGCCTTTATCAAAGTCTACTTGTACTAAGAAGTCTCCCATAAAACCATTACGGTTTTTCCTAAACGCACATTCAATAATATCACTATTTGCTGCACGACCAAGTGCAAGAACCCAGTCAGCATCATAAGCAATCTGTCGTGACCAAGCAGTTTGACCCAAAGTTGGCACGGTATTTAAATTAGTAACATCATCAGGTGTAGCAGATGAAATAGCAATAATAGGAACTTCTTCACTAATAGACATTAACTTAAGTTCACGAGATAGGTTTTTCATGCGTACCGTCTCATTATCAGACTTTTGGTTTGGAGACATAAGTTGTAAATAATCTACAACAACAAAGTCTGGTTTATATTGATCTATCTTACCACGAATTACAGATGGTGTAATTTCTCCACCATTGTCATTTGAAATAATATGAAACGGTGGTTTATTTTCTATTCTGTCTTTATGCCATTTCTTTAGCATGTCAGTTTCAACTTCACCGTTACTAAGTTTCTTATGAGACCATAATCCTTCTCCCATAATTGCGTATACACGATTACGTACTTCTACCTCTGACATTTCAAGACTTATAATCAATGGAGTTTTATTTTGCTTCCATGCTTGTACTGCAAAATACAAAGATAGCCATGATTTACCAATACCAGGATAGGCAAGAAAGATACCAAGTTGACCTGGCATGATTCCAGATGGGAGATAGTTGTCAAATCCTGGCAGACCAGTCCTAATACCTATCTTGCCTAATGCTTGTTCCTTACGGACATTTTCATAATATGTAATTGCAGAATTTATATCGGTAGCATCAATATCACGAATAGTTGATGTGTTCTTTTTTAATTCTGACGTTTTTGTAATTAGATCATTGAGTGCTGCTGTTCCATTACCGCCCTGTACCTCTGACGCTGCAGAACGAAGAATATCTTTAATGCTGTCATTTAAATATTCAACTTGTAACTCTTCTAAGTGATGTTTTGTAGCACCAACATCTTCTTGTGGAACAAAGTCTCTAAACTTCTCTACAACTAAGGATACTGGTGGAACACCGCCATTTGCCTCTGCATACCTACGAATAAACTGCCACACATCATTATGTGTACGCATTAGATTTTCTACATTGGCTTGTAGAAGAACATGCAATTGTTTATCCTTAAGAACGGCTGATATTAGTTTAGATTCTGCGTTAACCATTTAGCCACTCCCTAGCCATTTTCCTACGCTCTTCACGTTCTTTTATATCTTGCTCTATAGCAGACTTGCTATCAAGCAGTTCTTTTGTATTATATGCAAACGAATTCCAAGACGGATTTCTTGATACCTCAAAATAATATGCAAGCAAATCATAACATTGCTGTAAACCGTATGATTCTACAAGTGCATCAGCAGCCCATTGCTCAACATTAAGATTAAGGTTAGACTTTTTTTCGTATCTTTGCAAATGCAGTTTGTTATACCGACTTAGCAAAGCCATGCGGTCTTTGCGGTCAGCCATATTACTCTGTTACCAGTTCTGCCTTTGCTTCATTAACCTTTTCAATAACTTTGTTTTCAACAAAATCATAGACTCGGTTGATTGCTTGCTCTGTATTTTCATCTTGACGAACATTATCAACAACTCCAAGATCAACTCTTAAAGATTGAAAATTACCAAGATTTAATGTGTAACCAAGTGTTACGGATACCTTTGTGCTCTCTTTTTCCACTGCCCCTCCCAAGGACTAAATTTTTTCTGACCAAACTGGAACAAACCGTCCATCTTCAGTCTTCGTATATGTCAGTATACCATCACCAATTCTGCGTGTCAACTCCTGCTTCGTTGGTGTAATTCCATTTGTAATTAATTTATCTTTTCTAGGTCTTCCTAGATGATAACTAGCAAGTATATCACGTATCTCTTTTACTTGCAACTCCGAATAGTATGCTCTTATTTGCCATCCTCTTACACCGCCAACTTGTGCTCCCATAGGTGGTGGAATAACACCTTTCTTAACTAATCTAGGAAAATATTTACTATGCCTATTGACAAGTTGAGCAGTTTCTGATACAGTAAACGCCCTCAATCTATTCTTTCTAAAATCAGAACGTAAACATGTTTCTAATCTATCTTTTGTAATATTATAAACAGTAACCATACCAGTAGATCTAGAACTATGATAATATCTTACAAGATCTCCATTGAGAAACCAAATCTTTTTATTACCTTTAATTACAGGCTTGTTATTATAGTCTTTGCTCTCAATATTTCTTGGTCCATAAGCCATAGTCCCTCCTTGCTATCTGACGGTGGATGAAAAAATTTTCTTGATCCACAAGCCAAGCAATATATCTCTAAATGTATCTGGCTAGAATATTGCCTATCTATAAACATTCTGCCATTGCATTTTCTGCAACGAAGCGTCAAAAAACTACCCCTTAGTTTGGAATACCGACAACAACTAAATTAACGGCGAGAGAAAGATCTCCAGAAGCACCAAATCTTACTACACCCTCTACCCTTGATGTTGTTACTGATTTTAAAATTACTGTAACATTTTGTCCAGCAGGTGTGTTTCCAATGTTTACTGCTGTTGCTGTTGCAATTGGTGCATATTTAAAATCTGATGGAAAATCATATGCAAATGTTTTTTCGTTACCAGCAGAAACAGTAGAGTTGTTTGCAACTTCTACATATCCACCAATCATTCTTGTTTCTGATGTTTTAACGCTTTGTTTTCCAGCGCTAATTGTATCAATAGTTGTGTAATTATAAGTACTAGAAGATACCTGTGTAGCAAGACTATTAATTGTTTCTGCTAACTGATAAATATATGTTACATCTAGAGGTTGCCCTCGTTCTGGAAGTGGTACTTTAGCCATGTTTCTCCTTCATTTAATTATACCCTATAACGATGTTACGGATGATTCCCAAATTGTTAGTCCAGCATTTCTTGTTTTTGTAGATCCAGATATTTGAATAGCAACACGTACAGTTGATGTTCCTTCATTTAAAAAAGCATATTGATGAGTATTTGTAGTTCCATGATACTGATATCCAGCAGAATCAAAATTAACAAAAACATCGTAAGATGGCCTGCCTTCTTCATCTCCCCATACGGCTGTAATAATAGTTGCAGTTACTGATAGCGCTCCACTTACAGCAACTGGTTCTACTGAGTCTACAATAAAAATTGGTGACCAATGTGAGACTCTATTTTTATCTTCAGATATTACTCTGAATCTAACAGAATAAACATTATCAGATTCAACTGGTGGAAGTTGATTTCTTGGTATTCTAAGTATTTTGTTTGCCATTAAGATACTCCGACAGTAAATCTAAACTCTATATAATTGCTTGTATTTGGAGACTTTACAACAGTTTCTGCATCTGTATTTTTAACAACGGTATATCCAGTCAAACCATACAAGGCATTTGTTGTAGATACATTTTCTAATCTCATAGCATCAAGAGCAATATAATAATCATCAGATGGTGTTCCACTAACTTCTGCAGATGCATAAATTTTTGCAACGGTAACAGAGTCCCATGTAAAACCATTAGTAACAATAAGTTGTTGTAATTCTTTTGACACTACATAATATCTATTATTATCAAAATCATAGCCACCAACACCATCTTGTGCTTCTATTTCAAATCTAGCATATTGTGGTGATCCACCCTCTGTGTCTGCAAACTCAACAAGTATTTTAACTTTATCTGGTGAAACTCCAGAATCACCATCTTTGTTAACAATAGAAAAAGCCAGCCTTAATTCATCTGTAGGAGCATTTCTAGTAAAGTCAACATCTAGTCCAGTTAGATGAATGTGATCAGATCCACCAACAATTGTAAAACCAGAAGTAGCAGATGTTAATTCTGATGTGTCTCCTTGTATTAAGATTATATTATTAAAGAATCGGCATCTTTCATATTTTTCTGCCCTGCCAGTTTTGTAAAATGTTACATTGTCTGCATTAGTTTGAAAAACTGGTTCGGTTGGTAAAGTAATAATATTATCATCAGAATCGTCTAATTGTTCTGGGTATGATTCAATTGCTACAGCAGATGTTGAAGAGTGATATTGCCAGTTCTCACCAGTAGTAAATGCAAAGATTGTTTTGCTATCGTAGGCACCAGCAGACGGGTTTGTTCCTGCAGAATACAGACCAACCTCTGATATTTCGTATCTTTCTTCAGTAGGTAGTTCTGCTGTTAATACTAGTTTTGTTATATTACTTTCTGTTACAAATCCCCTGGAAGAAATTGGGACTCTAAACATCTCAAAGTCAAGATTGTCTTTGGCTGAGTAGTCTCCATATGGGTCTGCTGTTGCTAGAGGCTGTGGACCGCAGCCAACGGCTATATAAGATGCATAAGCAGGTGCCTGTCCTAGCAGGTACTTGCCAATGATATTCTTACCATTATTAGTTATCATGATTCATTAAACTCCGCCTCATATATTGTACCACTTAGACTGATCTGAACCTCTATTTGCTCATCAGGCTCAAGATTTATAAGTTCAATTATTAAGTCTCCAGTGGAATTTTCTATATAAACATATGCTCCATTTGGACCTCCGCCATCACCTTCATTTGGAAGTTTAGTTTCTAATTTGATCGGGAAGTTAGAAAAATACTTATCTGATGTATTTTGCAAAGCAACAATATTGTTTGGATTATACTGTTGTTGAATAGCAGATAGATTTTTTATAGGTTGATATATTACGGTTTGACCGTTAATAGTATCATTACGAGCAATATTTATT